AGTGCCGCCGTGTCAGCGATGGTGGACGAGTCCAATTCCATCGTCGACACACCCGTGGTGGTGCTGCCGCCCGTTCCAACGACGTCAGCGTTCTTGCCGATATCGGCCTGAACAATGTCCTCGTCGGCCTGGACAATGAACAACTGACTCGGGTCGTCAAGCACGTCGGCAACGATCTTGCCGGAGGTGATGTCGACGCTGCCCGGATAGTAGTTCTTCCAAGTCGGCTTGCCCGTGGTCGGATCGATATAGAAGCAGCCGTTGAACACACCCAGCGCCGCAGCGTGCGTAGCCGGAGCGAACTTAACGACATAACCGTTAACGATCGTCACCAGGTCGCCCTGGAAAATCGCACCTGATTGATTGTCCGCAATCTCGTAACCGTACTGCTTCTGGGCTCCAGTCGCAGACAGATTGCCGAGAGGACGGAAACCAAAGGCTTTATCTACGTTTGCCATTTGATTAATCCTCTGAAAAAGTTATTCACTGGTTCCTTTGGAACCGCCGAATGAAACACGGGATCTGCGATTCGGTCGCTCAATGACCATGCTCGAATGAGCATTGCTTTTCATGAGCTCGTTATCAGCAGCCTGCATTTGGTCGCTCGCCTTGCCTCGGTAATGCGTATTGCGCTCTTCGACCGTTTCCTCGGGAATACGAGCAAGAAGAAGGCCTCCCACGCTGATCACGCCAGCATGTCGACCATCGTCCGACGTTGGAACCGGGAAGTCAGGGTACTCGTCCGCACGAACCAGTTCGTACCCCTCACGGAGACGACCTGCGATGTTCGTACGATCTTCTACCCCACCTGCCGAAGCTCGGATCCAGCGGTGCTTGTAACCTACAGGGGCCGGAGGCGCATCCAAGCGAGAAGGCGGAGCCCATGGCTTACGTCGCGCAGACTTTCCACGAGCATCAGCTTCTCGGGAAGTGCGATTAAGGGTTTTAACGTCGCTCATAGTTCCTTACTCCTTCACGTACTTGGCGTATTCCTCAAGGGGAACGCCCAGCTTTTTAGCAATTGCCACTTGACTTGGGGTCAACTTGACAGTGCGGCGTGCTGTGTTGTTGATCCCGGAGGATCGTGAGGCAGGCGCAACCGTTTGCACGTTACGGCCCCTGCTCTGCGTATTTGAGCCAGTATCCCCAAACTTCTGGGGAAAAGCGTCTCGAATACGTTTGTCAAGTTCATCATAGTACTCATCCGAGCTAGGGTCAAATCCCTCAACTTGGATCAACTGACGATGGATACCCCAGGCAGCGTGAGTCATCACGTTGTCCCGGCCGTACCACTTGTTCTTCTCCGCCCATTCTTCAACTCGCGGGTCCACCTGCTGCTGTTGGGCAGGCTGCTGGGCCTGATACGCCGCCTGTTGCGCGGCTTGCTGGGCAAGATACTGCTGCTGTTGCAGGTAGGCCTGACGCTGGGCCGTGGCAGAATCAATCTGCCCCTGCTCCATCGTGAGCGCGGTCAGACGCTGCTGGGCCTCGGTTTCGGTGTCAATGTCACCTTCCTCACGGGCCTTGCGGATGATCTGCTTGAGGGCCACCGCCTGGGTTTCGACCCGGCTCTTGGCCTCAACCAACCGCTCCTCGTCCGTGCGCACGTACTGCTGCTCGAGCTCCTGCGCGCGGACCTGCACCTGCTTGGCATACTCCAAGGCCGCCTGCTCACGGCGCTGGGTTTCACGAAGCCGGGCTGTCAGCTTGTTGATGCGCTTCTGCACCCCCTCGCTGTACTGGTCCAGTTCTTCTTCCTTGCGCGCCGATCGCGGCTCGTCTTCCGTCACTAGAGGCAACTTTGGGGTTTCCTCCTCAACGGGCACCTGTACGGTCGCGGGCTGTTCGCCCTCGCCGACGCTAAATTCCAACTGTTCGTTCATCTCGGATCTCCTTACCACATGTGAAGGACGTCTTCAGGATCGGAAACGATCCCCAAGACCTCATCGTCGTTAATCAAACGAATCTCCCCGCCATCGATCGGGATCCGCGCGCCGGCATAGCGGCCGAAGATGATCCAATCCCCCTCCTTGCACCACGGGCCGGTCGGGAACTTGACCTCATCGCCATAGGCGATAGGCCCAACCTTGAGGACATAGCCACACACCGTCGAAACCTGCTGCTTGCGCTGGGTCTCTTCGGCCAAGGCAATGCCACCCTTGGTCTTCTCCGCACCCCGGTAGGGCAGGATCGCAATGCGCCACCCGGTCGGAGTGGGGATGCGGTTGAGTACCGCCGCATGGAGCTTGTCGGGCTTGAGCCCTTCGGCCGTGTAGGCATCTTCCAGGGATGGAACATGCGCTGCGGCCTCTTCCGCCCACTTCTTCTCTAAAGCCGTGGGCTCTTTAACTATCGCATTCACGTTGGTTCTCCTTTAGATCAAAAAGCCGTCGTCATCCGTTCGAGACTTCAGTAGTCGCTTTACGGAATCCTCAACCAGCTTCAATCCTTCAAGGCGACCCATCATGAAGCGATACCGCTCCATGTCGGCGATCGTTCCATTTAGGACGATTTGTTCCGAGCTTTCTCTAAGAGATCTGATCTCACGAAGCACTGCTTCTGCAAATTCAAGCATGGTTGGTTTCCATGAAAAAGCAGCCAGTTTTGCGCACCGGCCGAGGCGCTTATCGACTTAGTAAATCTTGACTGGGCGGTTGCCATCCTTCTTCTTGACCGTGCGCACAGCACCCATGACGCCGCCGTCCTTCATGCCGCGCGACTTGCCGGCCTTCGCATACGCGATCGCTGCCGCCTGTTTCACCGCAGCGGACTTGCTCTTCGGCTTGCTCGTGCCAATGCGGCCCTTTTCCTTGTAGGTGCCGACAAGCTCGCCGATGTTGCGGCTAATCGTCTTCTGGCTCGATCCCTTTTTAAGCGGCATTCCGTCCTCCTCGCTGTGCCTGAAGTTGTAACTTCGCTTGGTCAATCTGCATCGACTGCTGGGCCTTTTGCGTCTCAAGTTGGAGCTTCTGCTCGTCGAGCTTCATCTTGGCCTGATCGGCCGCGGCGCGCTGGTCGAGTTCCTGCTTCTTGAGTGCCACCAGCGGGTCTTCTCCACCGCCTGCGGCCTCGCCCGAAAGCTGCCCTTGCATGCCCTTCACTTCCTGCATGTACGTGGCCACCTTGATCGCCACCATGCCTTCCTTCTGTAGTGCCGAAACCATGCGATCCGGGTCCGTCCCGTAAGTCTTGAAGATGTCCGCTTCGACATCCTCTTCGGCCTTGATCCGAATGTGCTCGAAGATGTGCTGCTGAAGCTCCATCGCCGCCATCGGAGTCGACTGAAGGATCGGTGACATGCCCATGAGCAAGTGCGCGACGATGTGCGCGTCATGCTGCTGGCCCGGGAAGGCCTTGAGCTTCATCCCGTTCAACACAGAAGAGTTCTCGGACGCCGGATCACGGGGCATCTGGTTGTTCTGCGGGATCAAAATGCCGTCGATGTCGCGAATGTTCAGCGCGGAGTACACACGGTAGTACGCTTCGTACATGTTGTGCATCTGCGGCGCGCCTTGCGCCATCTGCAACTGCATCTGTGCAAGCTGAATGCGCTGCGCAGTGCTGAAGATGTTCGGATCAGCAACCGGCAACACCGAAACGATCTTGTCGAAGTCCGTGCGCTTGACCTTGCGGCTCGCACCCGGCACATCGTACGGATACTCGTCGTCGAGGTACTGGCCAAAGCCCTCAAAGAGCAGCCGGAACTCCAAAGACTGCGCGTAGTGCAGTCGCTTGTGGATCGCCGACATCACCATGGAGCCACGCTCGAGCAATGCGAGCGTCGTGCCGACCTGCGCGTACTGATTTCCGTCGCCGACCTGCATGTCGGCCGTGCTCGAGAGGCGCTTGCCGGCGTCTACGAGGAATCCGAGCAGCGCAAACAGCACTTGGCTCGGTTCTTTGTACGGCAACGGCAGCAAAGACGACTGCAACTCCGCGCCACCGGCGTCAATGTCGCGCCACTCGCCCGGTTGGATCGGATCCGAGTCGTCCGCGATGCGCGCGCCCTTGGCCTTGAAGCCCGCAGGCAGGTTGGCGAGCGTTCCGGCGTCGATCAACTGCCGCAACGCGCTCGTCGCCGACTTGGAAAGGCCGCCGATGAGGTGCACAAAGCCCAAACCGTACGCGCCGGGGCCTTCCACCAGCACGTAATGGACAAAATAGTTGCGCCGACGCTTCAGTTCATCGTCTTCGCGCCAGTTTCGGCGGATTCCGATGACCTTGAGCGAGTCTTCGGCGAGCGTAACGACGTACGGAAGCTTGATTCCCGTCGGTTCGCCGTCTTCGCCAATCTCTTCAAAGCCCGGCAGGTCCAAATCGACCAGCATTTCGAGCAAAAATACCTCGCCAGCCTGGTCCGTCGGCTGCACACCCGTCACTTTGTCGATTGCCGCCTGGATTTTGCTCGGGTCCGCGGGCGTCGGCTCGAGGTCAACGGCAATATCGAGG